ATGATTTAACCAACCCTTATAACTTCTGCCTTGTAGAGTTGGATTATCTACTAATACATTGTAGATTTGTAATGCTTCTACTCTTTGTTTACCTAGTCTACGATAATCTAGTACTTGTGCAGATAGAGTAAAATCTTCGTATGGTAGAAATGTCTGCATCTATTAACTTCTTTCTACTACCTCTACCAAGCTACCTTCATCTAGTCCTTCTACATCATCACACTCTAGTAACTGTTTGTATTGTTTCTCATCTAGCAAAACCACAGCTACTATTTTTTCTGTAGGATTATGACTGAAGTAGTCTTTTATATCTCTACGTAATATGTCTATTAGTTTAAACATCTATTTACCTCCTTTTATATCTACAATATCCATAACCTAAGTAGGACTATTAGTACATACATATAACCTAGCATTAGCAGATGTACCTCATACCCATCTACTACTTCACAAATAGCATCTACTATTTCTATTATAATATCTATCATTTGAATTTGCTATCTGTGCAGGTGTTCTACCATTTGCTTTTAGTAGAGCATTTTGCTTTCTCTTAGCTACTTTTACTAGCTTTGAACGTCTCATATTAACTCCTTATCTATTAGAGCCTTGCTAGAGAATCGAACTCTAGTATATACCATACAAGGCTTTGTACTTATTATCCGAGCAGTACAATATCTCTAAAAGAACTATCTCTATTAGTTATTCCATTAGTATTACCTCCTTATAGGTATCGTTGTTTCTATTAATTCTTTCTACCAAGTCTTTTCTTCTCTTGATATAGGTCGTATTAATCTACTATCTATCTTTTTACGCTTTCTACTATGGTAAGGTGTACCTACTACCATTCGTCTACGAACACTAACTGTTCTCTTAGCTTGTCTTTCTACTGCTTCTTGCTTTTCTTCTTCTAATAGAGTATTAGCAAGAGATAGCTTTTTGTAGGTAGCTTTACTATCTCTATCGAGTACATTTACTATCTTGTTATCTACATAAGCCTTCTTCCTAAGAATTTCTATAACTTTCCAAGTCTTAAGCATAGAACTACTACAATTTTCTAGGACTAAGGGTTTATCTGTAGAACTGTCGTGTATCTCTAAAGAATAGCTACTACCACTTTTATAGTACACAATATCTACT